CTAGATTTCTTTGATCCGATCACAGTAATTACTACCCAGCCTGGTGGATCTAAGCTGGAGAAAACACTACAGATATTTGGCGTTCAAAACATCATCACACCTAATAGCTTTAAAGTGGTGTTTACAACGCTAGAACCTGTCATAGATGGGTTTATAATAGGCAACGTAGATTACGGAGTCTTAGGTCAGAACGTATTATCTTATTAAGGAGATATAATGCCAACTTTTCCAGGCAATACTGGTGATGTAGTTACTTCCGCTATGTGGAATGGACTACCAGCCTTTACAGTGCAAACTGCTAAGACAGCAGATTACACAGTAGGTAGCGGTGATGAGTACCAGCAACTAATACCTATGAATAAATCATCGGCTGCTAACTTTAACATTCCAACCGATGCTACATATAATTTTCCAATAGGCACAGTTATTACTGTATTAAATCAAGCAGCAACTGCAGTAACTATCAAAGCGGTGACATCTGGCACTACAACAGTATTAAGTGCTGGCACAGTTGCAGCACAACCAACTCTTGCACAATATAAATCAGCAGCTTGTATCAAAACAGCTGCTAATGCTTGGTATGTAGTCGGGGCTATTGCATAAATGTTAAATATAATTAGTGCTATAACAGCCGCAGGCGCACCACCATTAGTAGTTGATTTTTTAGTGATTGCTGGTGGCGGTGGTGGTGGATCACAATTTGCTGGTGGCGGCGGTGCTGGTGGTTATAGATCCTTAACTACACAAACTTTATCTCCAAGCACAAATTATACAGTTACTATCGGTGGCGGCGGTGCTGGTGGTAATAATTCAAATGGCGCAAAAGGTAGTAACTCAGTTTTTAATACAACAACAGCAACTGGTGGTGGCTTAGGTGCTACAAATTCAGGAACTGCTGGCGCTGGTGGTTCTGGTGGTGGTGGCGGTGCTGGTAAAGCAGGCGGTGCTGGAAATGAAGGCGGATTTTCTCCTGTAGAAGGATTTGCTGGTGGTACTGGTTCAGCAACTGGCGCTGGCGGCGGTGGTGCTAGTGCAGTTGGAACTAATGGTGTTGGCGGAAACTCGCCAGGAGTAACAGGCGGCGCAGGCGAAGCATCATCAATTACTGGAACATCAATTACTAGAGCAGGTGGTGGTGGTTCAGGTGGGCGTCAAGATAGTGGAGCAGATAATCAAGCAGGCGGCGCAGGTGGAGCAGGTGGTGGTGGTAATGGTGGTTCATCAGCCAACGGAACTCCAGCAACATCGGGCGGCACAAATACAGGCGGTGGTGGTGGTTCATCAGGAACAGCTGCCGGTAATGGTTTCCAAGCAGGTGCTGGCGGATCTGGTGTAGTAATTATAAAATATCCAGATAACTTTACAATTACTTTTGGTGGTGGAGTTACAGGAACTGAAAGTGCTGCAAGTGGTGGATTTAAGAGAGCAACAATTACCGCAGCAACCGCTGGAAATGTGAGTTGGGCATAATGGCACACTACGCTTGGTTAGATGAAAATAATTTAGTTGTTAATGTAAGTGTTGGTGTTGATGAAAGTGAATTAATTGATGGCCTAGATACTGAAACATTTTACAGCCAAGCAACAGGTTACAATATTAAACGCACCTCATACAATGGCAAAATAAGAAAACAATACGCTGGAATTGGCTTTAGTTATGATGCAGTTAATGATGTCTTTATTGCGCCGCAACCATATCCATCTTGGACATTAAATAACAATTTTGACTGGCAAGCACCAACTCCTAAGCCAGAAGGTTTATTTACTTGGGATGAATTAACATTAAGTTGGATTGAACTTGAAGCCTAAACTATGTGCAGCTGGTGTGCAGTTAAGAGATCAAGTTGATACGTGGTTTCCGGATAGGCGTACTGCCAGTGATGGGTGGGTGGGCGATAGCCGTCACTCCGCCAGAAAATCAGATCATAATCCAGACAAGTTCGGATATGTACGAGCAATTGATATTGATTCTGGGCTGGAGCCATCCGATGGGATCGCACCTTATCTGGCTGACCAAATCAGAATCGCAGCCAAGTCGGATCCACGCATATCATACGTCATCTTTAACAGGCGAATATGCTCGAAGATATTAAATTGGAAATGGCGTAAGTACAAAGGCATTAACCCACACACAAAACATATACATATCAGCTTTACAACACTAGGCGATCTAAATGGCACAGCGTTCGACATACCACTAATAGGGGGCAAGATATGAAGATAAGCAAAAAGCAAAAAGCAATACTAAAATCATACTTTAGAGGTGTGCTTGTATCGCTACTAACATTCTTAGCAAGTAATGAATTAGGTTTAGATCCGGCCGTGTCTGTGATTGTTGCAGCTTTAGCAGGTCCAGCAGCTAGGGCTTTAGATAAATCCGACAGTGCTTATGGCATCGGTGCTAATGAAGCATGACACCTACAGAATGGGCTGGCTTTGGCGCTGGCGTTATGGCCGTGCTATCAGGCGGTCTAATAGGATTACGTTTCTTAGTTAAAGGCTGGCTTAATGAGTTGCGCCCTAATGGTGGCTCTAGTATGAAGGATCAATTAACACGATTAGAAAAGCGTGTCGATGATCTCTTTATCTTAATTAGTAAGTCATAATTTTAATATGGCTACTAAACGCAAACCTAAGAAGAAGATTGCACGTAGGCGCAGGACTACTAAAGAGCCTGTACTTACAAAGTTAGATTTCTGGGCTATAGCTGCTAATGAGGTTTATATGGCTTGCCGTAAATCTGGAATGGATGAAGGCACAGCTTTAGCGTTTGCGATGGATAGGTCAAGTTATCCAGACTGGATTATAGATAGTAAAGATCCTATAAAAAATCCACTTGATGATTTTGAAGAGGATGAAGATTAAGCCGTCTAGATACCTCGTTATCTCAGATTTACAGGTGCCTTATCACCACGAAGCAGCTGTAAAAAATGTTATTAAATTGGCAAGGCGTGAAAAGTTTGATTCAGTATTGGTGGTTGGAGATGAAATTGATTTTCAGAGTATTAGTAAATGGAGTGAGCAGACACCTTTGGCTTACTCAGAAGACTTACATGCAGATCGTGAGCTTTGTAAGCAGATTCTGTGGGATCTCGGTGAGTACAGTCCAGAAATGCACATTATCCGCAGTAATCATACTGATCGCCTATACAACACTTTATTAAAAGTACCTGGCTTAATTAACCTACCCGAATTACAATACCCAGCGTTTATGTCATTCGCTGAAATGGGTATGACTTATCACAAGACCGCCTATGAGTTTCACCCAGGGTGGATGCTGGCTCATGGCGACGAAGGCAACATGTCACAGCACGCAGGTATTACAGCTCTTAACCTGGCTAAAAAATGGGGTAAATCTGTGCTATGTGGACACACCCACAGGCTGGGCATGAGTGCCTATGCAGAGGGCGTAGGAAGCCATTACAGGGCCTTATATGGTGTTGAGGTAGGTAATCTTATGGATCGCAAAAAAGCCTCTTATTTACGCTATGGAAGCGCTAATTGGCAGATGGGTATTGCTATACTAGAAACCATAGGTAAGACCCTGACACCAACCCTGGTGCCAATAAACAAGGATGGCTCATTTACAGCATTAGGCAAACACTATGGGGCTTAATACAGAGTACGCCGAGCGCACTATCGATGACCATATCGATGACCTCGAAGATATTAACGTTATCTAATCGTTATAATAAAACAACTTTAAATAATCCACAAAGTCATACACAGGTGCAACACTATGGCTGTGCCACAAAGTATGTGTGCATAGATAGGGCTACAAAATGACACTTGAACTAGCAATATATTTATTTATAGGGCTAAGTATGGCTTCTTGGCTACTACTTATGCGGATTGATGATATGAAGCAGTCTTACTATTGGAGGGGCCGTAAGGATGGCTTCGATATGCACCGACGTATGATCCAAAACAAGATCAAAACCGATGAGGTATTTGACTATGACAAGAACTGAACAGCTGTTTGCAGATGTCGTTGAAACCCTCCACAGTAGAGGCGCTGACTATGGCCATCCGATCGGAAATCATAAAAGAATTGCAGAGTTGTGGTCGGCTTATCTTGGTTATCCAATTCTACCAAACGAGGTTGCAATATGTATGTGCCTGGTCAAAATCAGCAGACAAGCTGAAGATCCACGAGTCGATGACAATTACACAGATGCGCTTGGATACATCGCCATCGCTAAAACAATAACTGAAGCGATGCAGGATGAGGATGGAGTGTGGGCAGATGGCATTTAATTTAGCAGATTATGAAACAGTCGAGAGCCGACTAGAAAAGTTTTGGAAGGAGTATCCAGATGGAAGATTATCTACAAAGATCGAGCAGGCCACAGACACTAGATACATTGTTAGTGCTCAACTATTTAAGACAGAAGCCGACCCCCAAGCGTGGGCGACTGGCCTTGCTAGTGAAAGCATTAGTGATCGGGGTGTCAATTCAACTTCTGCACTGGAGAATGCTGAGACTTCAGCGATCGGCAGAGCGCTTGCAAATGCAGGTTATGCAGCTAAGGGCAAAAGGGCTAGCCGAGAGGAAATGACAAAGGTTGCAAGTTACTCACCACCAGGATCTAGGGCGAGAGCTGTAGAAAATGTGTTGCGTGCTAGTTTTGCAGAAGATAAAAAAGAGCCGACAGTGTGGTCAGTTGGTGATGCAGTAGAAGCAATACCACTGCCACCAAAGGCGCAAGAATGTAAACACGGCGAGATGATCCTTAAAGAAGGTGTGGCAAAGACTGGAAAAAATTATTACGGTTATGTATGCAGTGCTGCAAAGCCTGACCAGTGTGAAGCTAGATGGGCAAAACTCACAGCTGCTGGATCTTGGTTCTTCCCTAATGATAGCGAGGGAGGTGAGTAAATGGGATATGTTGAAATTATACGTGATGGGTTCACTCTACGTTTAGAAGATGATAAGCGAACCCTCACGCCATCGATTGACCTATGTGTAGCTTGTAATGATGACAGGCTAATACATTCAGGTAATTTCTTGGTATGTACTCAATGCCACTGTAGGCAATAAGGATTTTATCATAATGCACCCACAATTTCGATGTAACGGCTGTAAGCGTGATACCGAGTTCTTATGGCTAGGTAAGTTGGATACGCCAGAGGGATTTAAGGCTTATCAATGTATGGACTGTGGTTGCGTTGGCGTTAAAAATGTAGTAGAGGCTTTGCATATACCTGATTCAGAGATATGCAGATGTGATAAGTGTGGTGGTTGGAAGTTTGAAGCCGTGGTCTGCCACACTTGTCAACTGATTGGAGCAAAGTAATGCCTACATACGAATACAGCTGTGCAGAGTGCGGCACCTATGGATCAGTGCACAGATCATACGATGATGATAGTGCGCCTATGAGTTGTCCACGTTGTCACTTACAAATGAACAGAATATATAGCGCACCTGGGCTTATCTTTAAGGGTGGTGGCTGGGGTAAAAATGCCTGAGGCCACAGCTGAGGATTGGGCCAAACAAAACAAATTGCGCCAAGAATGGTTGGCTAATAATCCAGATGCAACTTATATTGGATGGACTTCTATATGAAATTTAACGCTCAATTTGACAAGCCATGCTAGGCTCTAGTGAAGCAGTGGCTCACAAAGCCACAAGGCGAGCCCGACAGGGAAAGCTCGCAAGGTGCTGGCTAGTTGGGATCGCTTTATTCATAGTTAATCTTTGCTTTGTAAAGACTAATTCCGTTGCTGTTAATAAACCAACACATTACAAGCAATATGCATTTATACAGCTCAATCATTCATTTACTGAGTTCTATTGCTTAGATGAGTTATATCATCGTGAGAGTAGGTGGAACCCTAAAGCACGCAATGGTTCACACTATGGCATACCACAAGGTAGGTCTAAATACCTGGCTACTGTTGATGGGTATAAGCAAGTAGAATGGGGTATTAAGTACAACTTAAATAGATATGGGTCTATGTGTAATGCATTAGATCACTTCAAGCGTAAGGGCTGGCATTAATGAGTGAGCGTGCTATAGGTAGTGGCAAGTGGAAGAAGCTACGCATTACCATATTAGATCGTGATGGATGGCAGTGCGCTATTTGCAATAGACCAGCACACACAGTAGATCACATCATACCTAGAGTTAAGGGTGGGGATATGTGGGCACCTGACAACTTGCAATCTATGTGTAAAAGTTGTAACAGCTCTAAAGGTGGCCGTTTTTTTAGCAGCAAGGCGACCCCCCCTGTCTTTCTGAAACCTTCTCTCCCTGAGACGATCCGAACAGTGCCAGACTCACCATTTAATAAACCTGATACGCTTGATTTCGATGCAAAATGATACGGAAATAAAACAGACCTCACGAGGGGTCGGGCTAATTGG